AGCTGCATGGTCAGACGGAACACGTCCGAGCCGTACTTCGCCTTGAAGTACTGGACCATGCCGATGATGAACTGGTTGGCGTAGAACGAGTCGGTGAAGAGCTCGATGATGTCCGCCTTGGTACCAGCCGCTTCGCGCTCCCGCTGGAGGCGGTAGAGCGAGTTGAACAGCTTGTGCAGGTTGAGGGTCTCAGCCTGCAGATCGACGACGCGACCGCACTCGGCCATCTGCTCGTAGATGCCGGTGGCGTTGGCCTTGCGACCAATGCACTTGCCCTCGATCGGGATGTTCAGCGAGCCGGAGCTCGGAACGACGATCTGCTGCAGGTTCTCGTAGCCCGACAGCGTCTGGTTCGGCAGCGCCTTGTTGAAGAAGAAGGCGTTGGCGTGACGACGCTGGAAGTCCTCGATGATCTGCTTGTTGAGCTCGACCTGAGGCACATCGCCGAACTCCTTGAAGAACGGGTTCGAGTCCCGAAGCGCCGAGAGGTACTTCTGGGTGAGCTCGTCTTCGCAGATCGAGTACCGGGTGGTCTCGATCCAGAACGGCAACAGCTGATTGTTGTTGAGACCCGGAATCTCGGAGCAGAAGCTCTCGTAGTCCGAGACGTTCGGAGTGCCGCGCAGGAGCAGACCCAGAACCGCGTCAGCCGCGAGGTTGGCGGGGATCTTGGCCTTGTTGGCGAGCGCCGCAGTGGCGTTGTTGTAGAACACGCCAGCGGTGTTCTGCGGGGTCAGCGTGGCAGCAAGGTACTTGTTGCCACTGCCGTCGGTCTCGACGCCAGTGACCGTCTTCACCACGAAGGCGAGGCGGTAGGTGGTGTCACCGCTGCCAGCAGAACCAGCGTTGGTGCCGTTGACGAACACGCGCAGACCGGGCGGGAACCAGCGAGGATCAGCCGGGGCGGTGCCCTGACTGTAGATCTTCACGGCGAGGTCGGCAGACTGGTTCGGGGTCGCGCCGGTGGCACTCACCACCTTGACGGTCCAGTACTCGGTGTTCAGCTGACGCTTACGGCCCATCTTGACGAACGGGCTGATCTCCCAGAGACCACCGTTCACCTGTTGAACGCTCAGGCGCTTGCCGCCCATGATGCGCTTGTTGGCCTGCAGGAAGTCATACAGACCGTTTTGGCGCACGCCGACGGCCTTGCCGAGAAAATCGGCAGAGACGAGGTTCCCGAGGATGCGGTAGTTGGCATCGCTCGATCCGTAGATCGTAGCGAGGTCAGCCGAGGTGACCTGCTTGGCCGTACACGCGGTGACGGCTCCACAGGTCTCGATGTTGGTGCTAACCGCCGGGGCGCAGCGGTTAAACAGATTGGTCGTATCAATTCCAGCCATAGGTTTTTAATCTTTCGCCTCTCATCATTCCATGAATGGCCATCTCTTGTGAATAGGCCGAGGTGTTTTGATGATCCGCTATGGCACTGGATCTAATGACCCAGAATAAAAAGGCCGCGTTGGTGAGACGCGGCCTCTGTTGTACACCTGTGGGTGTGCTTACACCGGGATGCCTACCGACTCCCAGAAACCCTTCGGAACCCCATTGATTGAGGTCTCTTCCGCTTTCTCGTCCTTGCGGCCAGTGGGCTGAGCCTTGACCGACGGGGCGGACGGAGTTGGGGTAGATTTGGTGGTCTGTTTTTGTGAGGAATCACTCTCCGATTTCGTGAATCCCATGCGCTTGGCGTAGGATTCGGCCTTTTTCTCGATGTCGGATTTGATTCGGGACGCCTCGTACTGGGCTGTCTTGATGATCAGCTGCGGCACCAAGTTCTCGTCCTGAATGGTGTAATACTTCGACCGCTGAGCGGCGGGCATGTTGGCGTAGTCGCGCAACGTGGCGAACTTGCGCCCATCCTCGGTGACGGGGCGCTCATCACGCGGCACAGACTTCAACACGTTCTCGACGTGCATCGCGGCGCTCACCAGCGTCTGAACCTCGCGAGACCTCTCGGAGTAGCCGTTCGGGTTGTTGATGACACGCACGGCAGCGTCGAGCGCAGGGATGCTCCACTGCTCCACGGTGCTCACGGCCTCCATCGCGATGGGGTCGTTCTTGATGTCCTCGATCGCCTTGGCACGGTCGGTGTCGAACGCCTCGATCAGATCGGGGCGCACGGCCTCCAGCAGGCTCTTGGACGCAGCCTCGTCCACCTGCTGGCGGATCGGTGCAAGCTGGGCCTCAGCCTTCGCACGGCGCACTTCCTCGATGTCGCTGCCGTACCGCTTGGCAAAACGCTCCTCAGCCTCGCGGATGGCCTGTTCCTTGAGGATGGAGCGGTCAGCCTCCTTCAGGTGACGGTCTTCCACCTCGATGGAGTTCTGGTCGATGAACTCCTTGTGCTCATCGTCGTCCCAGCTGAAGTCAACGCCGGGGTTCTCCTTGCGCCACTTGCGCTCGTAGTCGCGCTCCTTCTTGGCACCATCAAGAAACTCGCGGGCCAGATCGCGCCCACGATACTCGTTGGGGTGAAGACGCTGCACCTCACGCAAGCGTTCCACCTCCTCTTTAGCATCTTCGGGAATCTGGATCTCCGAGGCACGCGCAGCCTCCTGAGCGGCACGCTCCGCAGCCACGCGCTTCTGCTCCTCCAGCTGGCGCACAGTCTCAGCAGCGGCCTCTGCAGCGGCCTTGCTGGCGTACTCAGCGACCTTCTCGGAGGTCAGGCGGGAACGGCGGGGTCTGGGCTCCGGCTTCTCCTCCTCAGGATCTTCATCCAGATCTTCGGATTTCTCATCCTGCTTGGGGGTTTCCTTCGCCTCGACCTTCTTCTCGGTCTTCTTGGCAGGCTTCGGCTTCTCCTCGGCCTTGGGCTTCTCCTCAGCCTTGGCTTGCTCCTCGCCCTGCTTCTCTTCGGCGGTCTTCTCTTCGCCAAGGAGACGGTCGAGCAGCATCATGCTGGCCTCTTTCGCGGCCTCGTCCATTGCTGCGGTGTTGTCCCCCTGCTTCTGTTCAGGGGTGCTCGAGGGCGTCTGCACCTCGTTCGCACCGGGCTGGAGCCCGATGTCGTTCTGTTCGTCAATGATCATGTTTGTCCGTGATTTGCACTTCGGCTGTGCGGAGCTTGAGCTTGTCCGACAGCACTTCATTCAAGACGTTGAGACACGTCTGAAAACGAGCAGCCTGAACCAGCGCGGTGGCAGCGCGATTGTCCAGACCCGCTTGCGTGGCGAGAGAGGCGGGGTTGCGAACCACTACGTTCGCAGCTTCAGCTTGAAGGGCTGCGATTTCAGCCAACAGGCACTTCTTGAGGAGCAGGGACTCCGGCTGCAGCAGCCATTTGCTGATCTGCAGGGATTCCGCCTCCGGTAGGAACTTGGTCTGGACTTCCAGCATTCTGTTGTTGGGCTAGGCCGATGATCTGGAACAGGCGCATGACGGCCTGAGACTGCTTGTCTTGGCGCATGGCCAACTGTTCCAGTGCTTGCGTCGTCTGCTGCGCTTGAGCCTGCATCGGCTCGACGAGATTTGTACGGAGCTCTTCTCCCAGCTGCATGATCTTACCGTCAACGACCTGAGAGGCCATCTGGGCAAGCTGCTGCTGAACCTGAGCCGCCTGCTCCTCCTGAGCCCGCTGGGCTTCCTCTGGATTCTGCGGCGGGTTTTGCGGCGGCTGGATGCGCAGGCGGAAATCCTTCGGCGCACCGCTGTAGACGAGGATCTGGTTGAACAGATCGATCAGCTGCTCAAGGCCAGCAGCCTGAGAGAGTGTCGGGTTGGAGAAGATCGACTGGAATGTCTGGATCATCGTCGCCGCGATCTTCGAGTCCACGATACGGTCAGCACCGTCACGGTCGCTGGAGAATCCGTCCACGCGCAGAGCATCCTTGCTTCCACGAATACCAGCCTTGGCGTTGCGGGACTCCGGCTCGTCCACCTTGAAGCCCATCTCTTCGAGGGACTTCTTCTTGGTGTCATCAACCTCGGCCACGTCGGCAAGAACCTCGTCGTCGGAGTAGGCGAGGAACGCTTCGTAGAGCAGCTTCTTGCGAGCCTTCATAGCTCCGTCGATGAAGCTGCCGGTGAGCTCCAGCCGGTTGCTGGTGTTGCTCGCCACGATGCGCACCTCCTCGGCAGTCTGCTCGTGGGACGCCGGGAAGCCGACTTCCTGCGGGGAGTAGCCCAGCACACGCTCCATCATCTGAAGCAGCTGGTTGATGCCGTTGGCGATCTCCATCGAACTGCCCTGCGGCAGGCCCACCGGAGTGAATGCATCGCGCTCCGACTGCTGCTGCCACGAGAGCTCGCGCTTCGAGTACGGGATGAAGGTGACACCCCGGTACTTCTTCTCGCCAAGGTTGTTGATGAGGTCGATGTACTTCTGGTCCACCACGTCCGCGTTCCAGAACACGATGCGCTCCAAGTTCTGCTTCACCGTCAGGATGTACTGGGTGAGCATGTTGGAGATGTGGTCTTGGAACGGCAGCAGTTCCAGCGACAGCGAAGAGTTGTGGGCGCTGCCTTGATCCGCGTCGTACATGTAGGCAACGAGCGGGTTGTAGGCCAGCGGCACAGCGTGGCTCACGGTGTGCGAGCCAGTGTGGATGAAGCGCATCCAGACCGGGTGGTCGTAGTCGAAGAGATCCCACTCGGACGGGATCAGCTTCGTGAAGTGAGACACCACGGTGACACCCTCGTCGTTGTGGTTCAGGGTGTAGCGGTAGGCGTTCTTGACGCGCTCGTCCTCACCGCTGCCGGGGGTGAACATCCCAACCTGCGGGAACTTGAGGGCGCACGGGAAAAGCTCGCGGTAAAAGTTGTACTTCGCGTCCACCCAAGAGCCGTACTTAAACTGGATGTTGTCCGTGTTCCAGAACGCCTTGTTGTTCTTCACGTCCTTGAACCGAAGGACGTTCCAGAACCCGGCATACTCGCACCCGGTGTCGGTATTCATGCTGCTGAGCCGGTTGCTCAAGTCCCAGAACACGCGGCTCGGGTGAGGGATCTCGAAGCGGACACCCTCTTTGACGGTACGCTTCTGCTCCTTACCCTTCTCGAGAAATATCTGCTGCTCGCGGAAGAAGTCCTCGGCAGGGAAGTTGATGCAGGTTCCGTACTTAAGCATCTGCAGAATCGACTGCCGCTCGTCCTCGCGGTAGCCCCTCTCCTGCACCATACGCTGAATGCGGCTTGTGATGATC